TCAGTTATCTTCCAAGCATTGCGCCACTCCCTAGTGCTTGGTAACTGTTCCTTGCGGCAAATAACCATCTTGGGTTTGTTGCCTGTATTCCATTCCCGCCAAACGTGCTGGGGGCAGTCTTTCATAATCAGGTATTCAATCGCCTGTTCTTCTGTCATAGCTTCCACTGGTTCTGTCTGATGCAACAGATAGCCACGAGTATGTTTCTTAAAGTCTGGCTGGGCTTCGTCTTTGGCAAGTTCCCAGTACACCCAGACCGGGGGTAGGATACCGCCCTGCAATGCACAAGCCATCCAGTTAGGGTCTGGTACAAGTATCTTAGCGCACTCATCTATGCTGTCTTCGTAGACTACACGGTACTCTGACTGATAGCCTTCTAGGTTTTCTTTTGCCCAGCACAGTCTATCCCATAAGTGTGTGCCTTGAAATTCAGGTGTGTTCATTATGCTAGGTTTCCGTGAGTTAAAGCAGAACTAAAGCTATCATCTAAGCCAGAGCCGCTAATGTCATACAAATTAAATTGTTGTGCGCCTGTGGTTGAACCAGTAGAGCCATGTGACAAAAATTTATCGGTAGCAAAGCCAGTTCCACCCATAGCCCTGCCATCATAAGAGGCATCAAAAGAGTTAGTATAATTTTGTAAATAGTTTCCTGTTGCTGTGTCGGTAACACTGCTTGTGTTTAAACTATCTGCAACCTCAGGAGTGTTTTGTTTATAGTATAACCAAGCCTTTGCACTACCATTTACAACGTACTGCGTATCAACCGACCCTGCGGTGCTGTGTTCCAGTGTATCTGCTACAATCTTTCCAGCCATTATGCGAGGTCTCCATCAACTGAGCCAACCATTAGTAAAGTATCTGTTAAAGAATTTGCTTCATAATGTCTCAACTCTACTTTTGTAGTGGCTATAGTACCAGATGCTATTCTATTAAATCCATCGTTACTACTTGCCGCATCAGAACAAACGTGTCCTGCATAGTTTGCACTACTCATATTATTTGTATAATTTTTATCAAATTTACCTGTAGCAACATCTGTTAGACTAGCTGTGTTAAAACTGTCTGAAATAGAAACAGTGCCTGTACCAACAAAATTAACCCACCCTTTACACAGCCCCTGCTGAAGATTAGTTGTCGTGCTATTACCTTCACCTGTGACAGCAATAGAGCCAGCAGTGCCTGTACCAGTGAGCGTGTTTACAAGAATGGTACTCATGCTAGGTCTCCGTGTGCCGACATATTGTAACGCATCTCTGCTTCTTCATATCCTCCAGCATACAACGCACTGCTTGTTGCATAATCTGCACGAAGGTCAGCCCCTGAAGAAGTTTTTTGATAAACACCTGCAATTCTTATTGAAGCTCCTGTATTGTGCAAAACTGTAGTTTGCATTGAGGCAACAGAATTATAGTTTGCATCGCTAAAACTTGAAGTATAATTTACTCCCTGTTGTCCTGTACCGTCATCATCAATACTGCTTACATTTAAACTGCCAAATATACTTCCCGACTGTGTAGGTGAATATATGTGTGCCTTTGCTGCCTGTTGCTTCGTCAGCGTAGCCGCACCGCCAGAGGTGTTCTGAATTGTATCTGCCTTCAACGTACTCATAGCGTCACCAATGTACCACCAGACTCAACGGTGAGTGTCACACCGCTGGCTACTGTGAGTGGCCCTGTTACGTTAGCGTTCTCTGTTGCCAGAATGGTTGTGTTGGAACTGAGTGTTTGTGCGTTAGTACGAAAGATGCCGCTTGCCTTGAACGTACCCTTGTTTTCTGCTGCAGGTGTTACAGACGCTGCAGATACACCCATGTAGATTACGAAGATGTTACCTGTTCCGCTTGACGGTGCTGCAGTAAAGGTGAGTGTTGTACCGTCTGGCACAGTGAACGCATCAACACTTTCCTGTACAACACCATCTACAGATACGATGATATCTTCCTGAGTTACCGTTTGATTTAGGGTAAACGTGGTTGTAGACCCGTCACCATTAAACTCTTGGGTGGCAGGTCTGCTTTGAAAATTTGCAGTGATAGGATTACCAATGAGGGGCATGGGCTATTCCTTATGAACTGATGGTGTCAACTACAGAGACCCAAACATCTGCGCTGCTTGCGGTATCACTCTTGACGTTAAGTATGTCGCCAGATTGCATTACAACTTTTGCACCACCATCCAATACCTGTAGGGCTGAACCTACTGGGATGGGGGCAGCTTTAACAATGTAGTAATCATCAGTAGCACCTGCCCCAGTGATATACACATCCATTGTAATTTGTGAAGTTGTAACATTAGCAATATTGATACCAATAAGAGCATCGTCGGAATTTGCGGTTCGTAGAACTACTTCACTCGTCCCCACATTCCTTGCAATGTTTCTTTCAAAATCCTGTGCCATGATTTCTCCTCAGTATAGTATACTGTTTTTAAAAGTGTCTGTCAACTATAAGGCGATTGCCATAGCCACCGCAAACCCAGCGGTAGCCCCGGTTGACAGGTTAGTTAGTTGTGAGCCATCGACTGCTGGCAACCGTGCAGAGCCGTCAAGTACGACTACGTTACCTGCAGATGTTCCGGTATCGGCTACTGCTGCCGTACCCAAACCAAGAGTCGTACGCTGGGCGGAAGCATCCGCATCATCCAACAGGGCTTTACCTGCGGATGTGAGGTCATAGGTTGCGGCTGTTCCTGACCCAGTAAACTGAATACCCTTATCTGCCGCAGAAGTTAGGCCAGCGAGTGCCTGTAACTCCGCGTCCAGACGTGCGTTAGCAACCGTGCCAGATAGCTGTGAAGCATCGATTGTTTTGTTAGTCAGGGTTTGTGTGGCTGTTGTACCTACAAGTTCTTGGCTACTGCCTGCGGGTAGAGTCAAGGTGTTTGTTACACCAGCAGAGTGGGGCTGTGGTTGCAGGGTCTGTGCATGAGCGTTACTAGACTCGCAATAGAATTTGACTTGCGAACGTGTGCCTGTGCCTGTGCGAATATCAACAAGGCCGTCTGTGATAGTAACACCACCAGATGAACCGTTGCCATCAATATTAACTTTACCAGAGCCGTTGGGTAGGATGTTGATGTTGCCGTTGGAAACGGATACAATATCGTTTCCGTTTACATCGAGGTCACCACCAAGCTGTGGAGTTGTATCTGCGACCACATCTGTAATACCACCCAAACCAGAAGACAAGTTAGCAAGTGTCAGTTTCTTCAACGCACCTGCATCCGCATCGTGGATTAGCACGGTATCGTTAGATGTATCTAGTCCTGAAGTAATAGCAGTTTGACCTGTAATTACATTGGCATTGACCATTGCAGTTTCAACAGCACCATTGGCAATGGTAACTGCACCTGAGCTACTGATGGTCACGTCACCCGATACAGCAACCGGATTGAAGTTCGAACCGTCTGCCACCATGATATGACCAGAGGTGTTCGTACCCATAGTGATGTCATCGCCTGTAACAGTTAGGTCACCAGTTACAACAACGTCGCCGCTGAAGGTAGCCTTACCATTCAGGGCCATGTCAATATCTAGGGCAGTGATAGCAGACGAACCGTCTGTACCTTTGATAGCAAAGTTCTTATCTGCTGTGCTTACTGTGAGTTCAACATCAGATGAGTTGTTGGCAATGTCAAGGATTGATGTGCCATCGTCTTTGAAAATAATATTTGCGCCACCCGCATCAAGAATGATATCAGCGGTTGCATCGAGAGTGATGTCTGCACCAGAATCTATCTCTGCAATGATTGGTGTGGTGAGAGTTTTGTTGGTAAGAGTTTGCGAACCTGTCAGGGTTGTAACAGTGCTGTCGATAGCGAACGTGACAGCGTTACCAGAACCGCTGGTATCGATGCCTGTACCGCCAGTAAATGTAAGTGACTCGCTGTCTAAATCAATGCTGAGTGCGCCACCGCTATCTGCTTGGAAATCCAAGTCCTGTGCAGTAACTTGTGAATCAACGTATGCTTTGATTGACTGCTGTGTTGCCAACGCTGTTGCGCTGTCAGATGACATGTTGTCTTCATCGAGGATGTCAGTGACTGTAGTTGTTGGCATGGCAAGACCATCGATGGTTGCCGTGCCATCCAAATACAAGTCTTTGAACTGCTTGCTGCTTGCGCCAAGGTCGATGTCGTTGGTAGTCGTAGGTTCGATTACACCATCTTTAACAACGAACTGTTCTACAGACGAACTTGATACGTCCACAGAGAACTCAATTTGATTGTTAGGATTGTCAATTACAACCTTGTTGAGAGGCGTAGCAACACCGGGGTCACCAATCAGTCCAATGACCGGGCCTTCTGCTGCCGTACCATCGTGTTTGTGACCTGATGTATTATTGAACGCTGCAAGAACTTGGTCAAACTCATCGTTACTGTGGGCAGCGGTGATAACATCGCCGTCAGTGAACGTGGATTGTCTGGTATATCCTGCCATTTATTATCTCCTTCCGCCCGGAGTAAACTCCAGTTGGTAGCCTTTCAGTGAAATTGGTGCGGCTCCTGCCGCGTCGTCTAGTCTTACTGCAACTGTGAATCCGCCACCTTCTACACTCTGACGCACGAGTGGTGTGCCTGATGAACCGTACACGGCTGTTCCGTACGTAGATGAAGCGTTACCATAAATGGCTACAGCAGCACCAGTGTTCAACGTGTATTGATTTGGTTGTGGTGTTTCGCTTGAGTTAAAATCATATCGGATACGAAAGTTTGAGTTCACCGCACCTTCGTTATCATAGTTCCAAATGATACGTTGCATCATCTTACGGATACCAGCGTCACCCATTGTGTAATCAGGGCCACGATATATGGCTGCTATGTTTGTGCCGTCAAACGTGTTTCCTGTTTCTTGTTTGTAAACGTACCCGTCGTATCCGCCATGAAGGACAGTCTCTACACCACTGATAAATCCAGAGGTGCAATATGCAGGTTTGATACCTCGTACGTCTGCATATTCCCAACCAACACCGCCATCAACACCAGCTTTGATAACTCCTAACAAACCCGGAGATGATGTAGTACCCCCGCTATCATCAGGGAAGAACAGACGGTACTGAGACTTTGCTCTTATAACAACACTAGAGATACGGTCTTTGTCGATGTTATCAAGACGAGGCTGTATCTGTTTAGAAATCGTACCAAGCTCAACGTCACCGATTCTTTCTGTACCAGCAATCGTACGCAGTCCGTCTGGTGCAAGGTAAATCAAGTCACCTGATATCTCTTGGATGCTAAAGCCATCAACACAGCCGATAGCACGAGTAACAGGAACTACTGCAAAATCCGATGAACTAGAACCTGCAATTTTAAAAATAGAATCTTCACAAAACACAAACAAGTTTTCACGGAAGACCTTAATACCTACAATAGGTTCATCTACTTTTATGCTGCCTGCGCCACTAGCACCCGTAAAGTCATCCTCATCAAACGGAACACTAAAAATAAGTTCTTGTGGACTTGCAGACATACCAGCATAAAATGCGTGACTTCTAAATATTTCTACAAACTTGGGGTCTGCCGGTCTACCGGATGCGCTAACGTCTGTAACAGAAGAGTTATCGAAAACAGATGCAAGGTTTGCACCGTCCACCATAATCATCTTATCTGTGCCGTTGAAGTTGAAGTTTACAAAGTTGTATCTTCCAGCACTGGTACGACCTGTATCTATACTTGTGTATCCGCTGCCTGTGCTTTTGAATACGGACGTACCTTTCGCAACAATCGCTTGGTCTTTGTATATGTGTACGCCTAGAATCGTACCTGAAGAGCCTCCAACCTGATTAGAATCAAACTTAGTAAACCCATTGATGCGACGGTAGCCACCGTTGATATCAGGTTCGAAGTTTTGTAGCTGTAAGGCAGCACCGGGCGGGATAGAAAACGTGTCTTTATCCAATACCAAACCACCGCCCAAACGGACAACAAACGGGCTGAGAAGAGAGGTATCTGCCATTAAACTGCTCTCATGTAATCTTTCTTGTTAATAAGTTCGATACGCATCCTAGCAAGTCCTGCTTCATAGTCACGCAACGCAAGCTGCGAAAACTGTACATCTGAACGAAGCATGTGTGCAAAGTATCTTGCACGGTTG